GAAAAAGCCTGGGAGAAACGCTGCAAGGAGGCTACCGGCAACTCGATGGACAAGGAATGGGATGGCGGGTGGTCTGCGATGCGTGAGGAGACGGAAGAACTATGCAAGAAGATAAAGGCCAAGTATTGGGGACTGGTGGCTAATGCCATGTACGGCATCCACTACGATGATACGGCTGACATCCTCTTTGCCCTTCATACCGTGATAAGGCATCAGATATGGCTTGACGGTGACAGGCAATTCCACGGAGTCGATTCGGACAAGCCTACACAGTTAGGGACGGAGCCGTTGGCGACCATCAGGCGTACCGATGTCTCTTCCGACGAGATAATGAAGGACATGGAGGCTCTATATGCCGGCATTTACAAGTGCATCCACGATTTGGTTCAGGGACGGGCAGAAAAGAACGATACCGCCGTTGCAAATGCACAGCACAAGATGGAGTCGCTGATGGTGAGAACGCAGCAGGAACTGAGGGTGATAGCGGATTATTTAACGAATAAGGACTAAGGATTATGGAACTACAGACTTTCAAAAACGAAGAAGACATTATCATCTGCGTCAAGTGCGGATGGATTGCCGTAGACATTCCTGTCGAGATGAAAATTACGGAAGCGGAAGTTAGAGGGACAAGCACAAGAAACCTTACATGTGGCACTTTCTCATACTACGACATCGCATTAAATGGCAGATGTGTATTGCATGTCATGCGCTGCTCGTTCAGAACAATTAACGGTGGAGAGATTTGCCCGTTTTTCTTTGATGAGTACCCGTTTTAACGAATAAAATAGCGTATGGACAAGACATTCATTCTGAAAGAGAACTCTGAGGCTATCCGCAGGAAGATAGCGGAGGCAGGGATATTTGTCTGCCAGTGTGCCTCTTTTGCCGACGCTGACTGGCTGGACTACCACACGTCGATTTCCAACGGCGTACACGGCAACGGCTGTCCCTATGAGGGCATGACAAAGGAAGAGACAAGGGCTTTGTTCTTGCATGAGGTGAGAAACCCGATTTTTTGTGAGAACGTGGATGAGTTTATTGACAGGATCAAGGCACATGAGGCTTTGATTAAAAAAGGTAATCGAAATGATTGACAAGATATGAATAAAAGAGAGTGTCTTTGCCTTGATTGCATCTATGGCGGTCAGCCATACGGCTATTTCCCCCTCGTCTGTGTGCAAGGCAAACGGTGCAAGGAGATGTACCACGAGGTGTACAAGTGCAAGCACTTTGATGGGTGTTCTGAACAACCAAATCCTCTGAAACAGGAACCATGGAAAGTGATAAAAAACAAGGAACTATGAAAAAGAGGGATTTTACATCGGCAAGGGCAAAGGAAGCCCTGCTAAAAGACAAAGACAAGTACTGTGGTGAGTGCTGCTGGTTCTACGGGGAAGACCCGTTCGGCTACGGCTCATGTCCGTACAGGTTCGCTGAACTCCAGCGGTGCAGCGACAAGTGCCCGATTACGGAGAAATATGTAAGCAAGGAGGATATGCGCCACTACGAGGCGGTTCTCTTGAAGGCGTACAGATACAAGAGGAGGGATGAACCCCTCTCTCGGATGCCAGACCAGGAGGAATTTGGGAAGGCTATTGAATTTGCGTATCGTTTCATTAAAGTGTTCAGCAATTTATGATGTTAGGAAGTCACAATTCATGGTCATATCTGCCAGTCAGGAAATGGTGGATGAAGCCCATCGCGTTCATGGCTAAGTGCCAGAGCGTTGACATAAAGACGCAGTATGAGATGGGCGTGAGGTGTTTTGACCTCAGATTGAGATTCAACAAGTACGGTCTTGGTGTTGTGGTGCACGGCATCGTCGAATACTGCTACACGGCATCCAAGATATACGAGGACTTGGCGTGGCTAAACGAGAAAGGCGACTGCTGCGTACGCGTCATCCATGATGTGCGTTCTGCCAAACAGTACAAGAGCCGTGACATTCATCGTTTTCGGAGTTTCTGCTCGGTTATAGAGCATGACTACAGGTACATACACTTCTGGTGCGGCAGGAACCTCTTCTGCTGGGGCTACGACTACCATTTCAGCGGAGCGGAGCCTACGTGCGAGGAGAGGTACGCCTCGGTAAGCAGCCCGAAGTTCATTGACGACTGGTGGCCGTGGCTGTATGCAAGACTCCGCAATGGCAAGATACGCCGCGAGGGGACTGGCAAGGAGATTTTGCTGATAGATTACATTAATATTAAATAAGTGTTATATGGAAAAATTCAGGCAAAGGATAGAGATTGGCACGAACGTGACCGGCATCATGAGACTGCCGTGCGTCTCCTCCTGCTACAAGGAAGGCGGCGGTGTGGTATATATTCTCCAGGAGTGGGACTCTGACGGCAACCGCCTTGAGGCGCGTCAGGGTGACTGGCTCTGCGAAGACTATGACGGAAGATGGACAGTACAAAAAGGGAATGGCGATGAAGGAACTGATGATTGACGAGTTGTTCGCCGGAGCATGGGTCGGGATGCGCGATGAGAAACCTGGCGTTCCTCATATGATGCAGGTCTACGGCCTGTGGAACGACGGCGACCTGTTCATGGATTCCGACGAGGATGAGCCTCTGCTGGCGAATATCCATGATGTGTGCGGGCTTCGTATCGACGAGGAGGTCCTATCAGGCTTCGGGTTCTTCCGCAGCCGCAAGGACAAGGATGTGTGGGTGCTGAATGTCGGTGACTTCAAACTGACATGTTCACTCAGGTGGCGTCACGGCGTTCAGGAGTGCAGGAGATGTTCCTTCTCCGGGCGTGCGTCGAACTGGAACGAGGATATCAGGTGCGTGCATGAACTGCAGCGCTGGTGGACGGACAAGGTGGCCATCCCCTACGGCGTCCGTCTTGAACTTAAACTAAAGGATTCAGACTATGATAGAACAGGACAATAGTATCAAACTCCTCATCAAGGAGTTGTGGAACATACTGGTTGCGGACGGCGGTGAGAACATCCGCGAGATGCTTGCGATGAAGAAGCGTGAGGACAGGCGCGGCCGTATCAAGCGTCTGCTCTGCCGTGCGATAGACAAGAGTTCTCTCGGTGTTTTCGGTATGAGGATGTACCATTTCGGCGGTCAGGTGTACGTCCCCATCGATGTGCGCGCCTTCCATAAGGTGCTCTATGACATCATGGCCAACAGGATGGAGGTGATGGACGCAGACCTCGTCAAACTCAGCGACATCTACTGCGACTGCGTCAACTCGGTGTACTCGAAGAGCCTCCCCGTGAGCAACAACATCATGATATTCAGAAACGGCGTGCTTGACGTAGAGAACAACACGTTCGCCAAGAAGTTCGACAAAAAATACGTGCAGATGTGGGCTGTGGACTATGACTACGAGCCTGGCATGAAGACGTTCCTCTGGCATCAGTTCATCAACCAGGTGCTTCCTGAGAAGTGCTGGCAGGAGGCCCTGCAGATGTTCCTCGGCGCTACGTTCATCGACCGCAGCAAGGTGAAGATAGAGAATATCCTGATCCTGCTCGGCAAGGGCAGCAACGGGAAGAGCGTGATACAGAACGTGGTCTGCGGGGTGTTAGGCACGGAGTATGTAGGTCAGTTCGAGATCGGACGTCTCTGCGCCAGCGGCAACGAGGGTGACATGTCCGTCGCTGAGATCAACGGCAAGCGCCTGAACTACTGCACGGAGATGGAGGAGAGTGACTTCTACAAGAAGAGCGCACGTCTGAAGGCACTCGTCAGCGGCGAGAACGTCACGGCACGCCATCTCTTCGGCAGTCCTTTCAAGGCCACGAACATACCCCTTCTGATGGCCAATGCCAACAGACTCCCCGCCTTCAACAAGCGTGACGCTGCGATGCTAAGGCGCCTGTATGTCATCCCGTTTGAGATCATCATCCCTGAGGAGAAGCAGAACAAGACCCTCGGCGAGGAACTCAGGGCGGAGTACTCCGGCATCCTTAACTGGATACTTGAGGGACGCGAGTTGTTCATCAAGAACGGCTACCGCCTTCCTTCCGACTTCTCGCTTGACAAGTTCCTTGACTCGGACGCCATGGAGTTTAACAGCGTGATGAAGTTCATGAGCACACGCGGCTGGCACAACAAGATAGAGGGCGTGAACGTCGAGCCTTTCACCTGGATACGCCTTGCAGACATGTATGCCGCCTATACGAGGTGGTGTACGCTCAACCATCTTGAGGCCGTCGGCAAGACCCTCTTCAGTCATACCATCAGCAACGACCTCGGCTATAGGAAGGAGCGCAAGAACAACGGTTACTGCGTCGCCGTCTACGGCAGGGACATAGAGGCCATCGAGCGTCAGGTAAGACGTGACTACGGCGTGAGGAAGAAGGCAGACCTCCTGTGGTACGACGGCGTAGGCTATGCCACCACAATGGACATGCTTGCCAAGTTCGCGGGAGTGTCGAAGCACGTCGTGAAGAGACTTAACAGCGAGGGCAAGTTCGAGGACTGCAAGAAGGCTCTCAAGAACAAGGACGTGTACGACGTGAAGGCCTGCGTCGCCGTGATGAAGAGGATTCACGTCATAGCCACCGACAACGAGAGGGATGCCCTGTACCGTATTGCGCAGGATCTGAGATACCGCCGCACGCTGTTCAACATCAGGATGCAGAACCGTGGCTGGCCATACCGCATGTATGACAACGACAAGCCTCAGTTGGAGGAGGGCATCATCGTCGTTTCCGACTACACCACCGACGAGGAGGTCATCAGGATGGCCGAAGCCGCCGGGTTCAACATGGGATGCCTCCGTGGCGCATACGGTGCATACAGCCAGGGAGGAAAGGGAACCCAGAAGAAACGTGAGGATATCCCGACGGACAAGGAGACGAAGAAACTGATCGGTCATACCATACCCAAGAAATAAGAACATTTAAATCATAATAATTATGGACAAGAAGAAAGAAAAGAAATGGACGCAGGTAGGCAATTTCCTGCTTGGCGTGGAGAAGTCGTCAGTCGGTAACCGCTTTGTCGCGAGGACGGTGTCAGGAGACTGGCGCATCGCATGGCCTGAGGGCACGATGATGTATGCCATGATGCTGTCGTTCACCAGCGACGAGAAGTGCCACAAATACATCGATGCCCTGCTGGTGCTCCAGTATGCGGCAACGAACTACCCTCATGACCTCGTCGCCATCGCAGAGATGCAGAAGACTCCGTTCATGGACGGCTTCACCAGGCTTATCAAGGAGCAGACGGACTACGAGGTGAGCGTGAAGGGCAGCGGCACGGACGAGGAGAACGAGGCTGCGCTCCATGACATCGGCGAGATGCAGGAGATACAAGATGAACTGGAGAAACTTGACGAGGAGGAAGGCAATGGCTAGCATATTCTACACAGACGATGAACTTGAGGCCGCGAAGGAATACCTGCGTGAACGCCTGAGGAACGAGCGCTCAATGACATCCAACTTGGAGGGCCTGCTGGCGTTCTATGCAGGATATCTCCTTTCCGCACTCTTCGACCATATGAGTGAGGATGCGATAGAGCGCATCATCCAGGAACTCATAGACCTTCTCATCGCAGACTGCGAGACGCTTGCCGTGGACGAGCATGACCGCAAGGATATGATCCTGCCGTGGCTGCACCGTGATGTCGGCGGCGATACCATTGACGGCAGGGTAGACAGGCGTGTCAACACCTTCTTCAACGAGGTGTATGCCGTCTATCTGGCGGGGAGGCTGATGAACCTAAACAAGGAGACGATGCTCTCATCCATCAAGGCGAACCTGAAGAAGCCGTGGGACAATGAGATACTTGTCGCTGCGAGGGAGAAGGTGAGGCGTGGCGAGATAGAGGCGTCGTACGGCTTCGATGAGCCGCATTTCGGCAAGGGCGTGGAGATATCGTCCTTCGGAGCACTCGACACCATACTGACCACGGGCATTGCCGATGCGTGGATGTACTGGGGCTATGAGGATGCGCTTGCAAGAGGTGCGAAGGGGTATTTCGTCGAGCGCGGGAGCAGTTATCCGTGTGCGGAGTGCGACTCGCACTGCGGTGTGTTCCACTACATCACCGATGAGGACAACCGCCCGCAGTTCCATGCGCACTGCTGCTGCTACATCGTCTACAGTTATACGGAACGGTTATAATAATATAATGTATATATGGCAAAGAAGACAAAGATTATCAATGAGGCGACGCATGAGGACGAGCAGGCTCTTGTGTCGGTAGTGGAGAACGAGGCAGACGTGGTTGAGTTGAGAGGCCGCAGGATCAGGGTCAGATGGCTGCACCCTGCCGTCGGCGACTGGATATCGGCACTGATGTCGAAGGACGGCGACGATGCGAAGATACTCTCGAAGGCCGCTGCGCTGATACGTCTGAACGGGTTCTGGAAATGCCACCTTCTCTATTGGATGGTGTGGCGGTGGTACTACTACGTCAGGCAGTACAATGCCGGGGAACTGACTCCGCTGTTCGAGACGGCTCAAAAAAAAACGGCGCAGGTGGAGGCTCCGGCATACTTGAACGCTACAATATTACTGACCGCGTTGAGCACGACAAGAAAGCAGATGACGAAAGAGGAAGCAAGGCGTACCCTTCAAGAACTTCGTTCGGACAGAGATGGGAAATAGCACAGAAGCACGGAATTGACACAGGGCCTCTGAAAATACTGGGCATTCCCGTGAGCGGTATGATGTACTACGTGAACTGGGTGCTGACGACCGCACAACTCGAACTCCTAGCGGCAGACGTGAGCGTGGTGGACTACGACTACGGCGACAAGAAGAAGCACGGCAAGGGCGAGTTTGACGACACACCGGCCAGCGAGGAGGATGTGAGGAACGCCAACAGGGAATGGCTTGAGAAATACGGTGACGGCAAGGACGCAGGGAAGGGAATCTCCATCGGTGATGTCCTCGGTGGTGGATCGCTTAACATTGGTGCAGGAGTAAAGGTAAAAGACTAGTTATATGACAGACAAGGAATTGAACATCAGGCTGCGTGAGATGGCGCGCAAAGCAGGACTATGTGACAAGTGGTATGAGGAATGGGGTGATGATGACACCATCGACATGTGTCTTGACAGGTACGTGAAGGGCTTCGACTTCTCCGTGAAGAACGACTATCCCCCACTCGACTTCATCAGGGATAACTTCAGGAAAGAGGATCTTCACCGGCACAACATCTATCTTGACGAAGAGGTTGAGATTAAAGGTGCTAAAAGCGGCTACTACGTGTTTCTCGGCAACTGCACTGGCACCATTGAGGCTCACGGCTTCAATGTCGTCTCATGCTATCTGAGGCATGGCAGCAAGATTGACGTGACGTCTCTCGGCTCTGCGAGGGTCTTCGTCACCTATTATGACCGCTCCGGAGGCCTTGCATACAAGGACGAATGGGGCAGGATAAAGCAGTACGACAGAAGGAAGAAGGAGGGTTGACCGCCCTCCTTTCCTTATGCGTTTGCAGCGGCTGCGCTCTTCAGTTGGTAGAGCCTGTCTGCCTGCTGTTGCTGCTTTGCCTCCGCCGTCACCCTCTTGAACTCTCCGTTGTTGGCGTACGGATTGTGCTCGGTGGCCGACTCTGCCGACAGTATGCCCGCGTTCTTCGATGCAACGAGGTCTGCTATGAGCGATGAGTTGTTCTCATGCACGAACGGCATGATATATCCGAACAGCCTGTCATTGAGGTCAAGGTATTCCGTTACTGCCCCACACTCAATCCCGTATCCCTCACAGAACAGAGACTGCAAGTCAGTGACCGTGCGCTGGTAGTCCTTCGCATCGAGTTCTGCCTTGTCGAGTGAAGGAGCATAGTACAGTTTCATCGTACCCGTCGGCGTATCGCCGGACTTCAGTTCCGGGTGCTTTACTATGAACGCCCCCTGGAATATCTCGGTGAGCAGGTATTCGATGTACTTGCAGTAGTTCTCTGACAACTGCTGCGGCTGCAGGATGGAGACATCGTCATCCTTTCCCATCGTGAATGCACGTATACGTCCGAGAGGATCTCCTTGTATGTCGATGTCATCTCCCTTGAGTTTGTAAGACGGCAGTGCCGTCCCGGCATTGTTCTTTGCAAAGTACGACAGCGCCACCTCGTAGTCGTCGATAAGGCATTGCACGTCATTCCAGCACGGTCCGTTGTCCTTGTCGCGGAGGTATACGACCGGGCATCTTGTGAATCCGTGTCTCTGCCTTATGACCACCTCGTATCCGTCCAAGCCGAAATAGTCCTTCAGCGCATTGACGGTTCCCTTCAGTCCGACTTTTGTCTGTCTGTATCGTGTAAGGTACACGTCATCCCATACCTCTACCCATGACACGACCTCCTTTCCTTCCTCGTCATATGATGAGAACTTGCGTGCGAACCTGTCCATGCTCCCCGTCAGCGGGTCGTGGTGCGGGAAGAGCGTGTCTCCGTTGAGGAATGACAGTACCTTTGTCCCCAGTTTCCCGTTGTCCATGAAGAACACGACAGCACCGTCTGCCGTCACCTTGACAGACTTTGCGAGGTCGTAGAAGTCTATCTCCATGTTCTTGCGGAGCCATCCCTTCTTGTATTCCTTGTACAGAGCCTCCCTGGCGCTTGTCACGTTGTCGTCCGTGAGTTCCCAGTGTATGTCGTTGCAGCAGAGGTGTACGAGTTGCTGTGCCGTGATGACGCCCTGTAGCGTTGAACCTATGCGGAACGTCTCCTCGCGGTGAAACTTGATCTCATCCTCGCCCTTGTCGTTTGTCTCTGTCGTGTAGTTGTAGAACTCCGGGAAGTAGAAGTCTGACATGACCCTGTGCGAGAACGGGTAGAACTCTTCCAGGTAGTCTGCCTGTGTCATGATACTTCCCATGAGGTTTCGCTCATGATACTGCATCTGGTCGACGCGTATCGGCTTGTTGTACTGTTGTGCATCCTTCCCGCTGTTGACCAGTCGGTAGAACGGCTGCTTTGTTAAAAGGTCTCTTACTGCCATCTTTTCTTAGGAGTTAAGGAGTAGGAGTACGGGAATAAAGTTTTTCTTCCTTACCATCTCCTGCCTCCGAAGTTAAACTTATCTGAATATTTCAATCTTCTCTTGACGTTTGCGGGCATCCCTCCGAGCAGACCGCTGTTATGAGGTTTATGGTGCTGCCGCTTGATGTTGAATATCTCGCGTATGGCCGCGCCCTCGATGAAGTCAGGCGACCTGTGTATGATGCGTTTCATCACCCTCACCTTGTCGACCACCCTCGTCGGGTCGTCCTCGCGGAACCTGATGCACTTCCGCTCCTCGTTCATCAGTTCGCGGAACGTCCTGTTCTTATATCCCTTGCCGGAGAATCTCCTGTCGAGCAGGTCTGGGTCGATGGAGTATGTGCCGTCCTTGATGTGGTCTGCAAAATACTGGAAGGTTTGCGCCTTCATGTTGAAGAACATTCCACGGTACTCCTCTTTCACTCCCTCCCTGGGGTCGAACGGTAGCGCCTTCGGGAAGAACCCCTTGAACACCTGTCCGACGCCCGGAAGGTCATAGGCGAAGTTCTCCTCGCGCACCCTCCATCTCTCCAGGAGCGCCTTCGCAAACTCGACGGTATGCTTTGCGTCCTTCTGGCAGGTCGCTATGTCGGACATGTGATTGCCTATCCATAGGTAGAAGACACACTGGTCGCCTCCGTCGAATGCAGCGTCGCACGTCACCCTCCTGATGCCGTCTCCGAGTTGTTCCGCATTGTCGTAGAAACGCTCCATATGCTCCATCTTGATGATGTCAGACCCTGCTGCCTTGTACTTCCAGTTACCCTCGAGGAACCTTGCTCGCGTCTCCTCGTCCTGGTTGAAGAGGTTGGCGAGATATGAAGGGTCTGAGCCGAGCAGTGCCTTGTTGTCGGTGAGTTTCGCAGGCACGAATGCCACCGACTTGATGAACAGGTCCTGTGGCGTTCCGAACTCCTCGTATTCCTCCCTCCATGAAGACATGATGGCATCGCGGCACTTCTCGAACACCTCCTCTCGCGTGTCGCCCCATATGACTTCCGTGACGTCGTCGCCCATCATGGTGCAGTAGCGTACCCTTCCCGACCTCTCAGGTATCGGGAGTCCCGTCTCCTGGTCGATCCACCACTCGATGAACCTTGCCACCCATGAGTCGGGATCGGGGTTGCAGGAGCCGACGATTCTGTTTCTTATGCCGTATGCGTTACGGTTGGACATCGTGAGCACCTTGAACTTCTGGTATGACATCTGCGTCACCTCGTCGATGCCAATGTACGGATACTGCTTACCCTGATATCGGTCGTGGAAGGACGAGAACTCCATGTTGTGGTATGTGAACGTGAGCCATCCACCGGCCCTGAAGTTCCATGTGAGGTCGTTCTTTGACTTGTTGAACAGGCCGTACGCATCATACAGTTCGTATGAGGTGTCGATGATATCCGAAAGGTCGTCCAGTTCCTTACGGAAGATGATCGAGCGGAAGTTCGGGTTCGTGATGTCGTAGAGCGCCTGCATGAGCAGTATGTACGACTTTCCTCCTCCACGCGAGCCTCCCACGATGGAAATGTCTGCCACCGATGACAGCATGTCATCCTGCCCTCCCGGCTGGAAGTACGTCATGTTCTTCGGCTTGGTGGAGCGTATGGCATCCCACTCGTCGTCAGTGATGACGGTGAGCGACCGTGCCAGTTCCCTGAATCTCTCAGACAGTAACGGCTCTACGGGCCTTGGTATGTACTTGACAGGCTGATATGTCTGCATATATGCTTAAAATACTCTATTTGCGGGCAAAAATAAGTAAAAAGTGCATATTTTTATATTTTTAGACGAAAATTTAATCCTAAAAATTTGCAAATATGCAATTAATATATATTTTTGGGGCGTGAAATCATCAGATTAGCGTATTTGAGCATGACACACGAAGGCAGAAAGACTGCTTTACAGGATAACATTTAATCGCAATTTTATGGAAATCGAAAAAATCGTTTCTACGGTTCAGGAGAAACTCGGAAACACCGACTTTTCTCAGCAGACCATCAAGAAGTACGTAGAGTTGAATCCGGTAGCGGAGGGTCAGGAGCCTGACGAGGCCTACTTCACCAAAGCGAAGGACTTCCTTTCAGCCATGCAGGGACAGTACAACCACGACTTCTCAACCAAGTTCACGGAGGCAAAGAAAAACTTGCTTACCGAGGACACGTTCAAGAACATGTCGGCCGAGCAGATCGCCGAGGTCAAGAAACTTGTCGAAGGGTTGAAACCCAGCCCGACGCCATCACAAGAAAGCGAAGAGGTCAAGGCTCTTAAGGAGCAGATCAAGGCACTTTCAGACCGTCTCGACAATGGTGACAAGGCCAAGCGTCAGGCAGAACTCCTGCAGAAGGTGAAAGCCGCCATGAAGGAGCAGAAGGCCAGCGACGAGTATGTTCTTGACAACACTCTCAGGGGGATAGAACTTGACGAGAGCAAATCCGTCGAAGATCTCACCAAGGAGTGCCTGGCAAAGTACGATGCCGAATACCTCAAGTGCCGTGGTAACGGTGCGCCTCCTCGTATAGCCGAAAAGGTCGGCGGTCAGGGCAAGTCCTGGCTCGACCAGCAGTTCGAGAAGAAGAAGGCGAAGGAAGGTTGGGGCAAGAATAACTGAGCCAGAAAGAGCGACAAGTAAAATTATTGTTCAACCCCAAAAAACAAGTCGAAAATGAAAGAAGATTTTCAGATTGGTAATTCGTTCGATTCGCAGACCGTAAGCCTTGGTCATTCCAAGAAGGTATGGCGCCGGATCGAAGAGCAACTGCCCGGCGGTTATCATGTGACCAACATGAGCGACTTCGCCAGCGACGGCCTTATCCAGGCTGGTATGGCAGTTGTCAAGGACACTGCATCAGGTGCAGACGCCCGCGACGTTAAGGTGCTCACATGGGCACAGATCAAGACTGCCATTACAGGCCAGAGTCCTGCAGGCATTGACTCTCTCAACATCATCGGCTTCACGCAAGAAGACGTTCCCGTGTACCAGCATGGTTCAGGCGGTTCTGCCTCCTACAACTACGGCACTTGCAACATCATCGTGAAGGGCGAGATCTACGGCTACATGCTCGGTGCAACGGTTACCGATGCCGCAACCATCAGTGCCGCCGTCAAGGGCATGACCCAGAAGAACGGCCTTGCAATCCGCGTGATTGACTAAGCCAAGTATAAACCATTAAAAGATTAAAGATTATGAGAACAATTCCCGTAACACTACGCGACATTATGTCACTCGGTCTTGGTGGTGCTTCTTGGCAGCAGTTCGTTGACAAGTACGAGGAGAAGTACGACGAGGTATCTATCGACGGCTTCGACTTCGACCCCATCACCATCGGCTACACCTTTGCACAGTTGGTCAGCAAGACCGCTGCTACCGTGCTTCCAACCTATGTAGATCCTGAGTCTGAAGGCTTCGAGATGCCTCTCGGCACTGCAGAAGGCATCACCGGCAACATCCCGACGCAGAAGTTGTACTACTCTGTGAACCGCGTTGTTGTCCGTGAGCAGATGCAACTCGCCCAGCGTTTCGGTGCTCTGGCACTGAACGACGACATGCGAGACATCATGTTCAAGTTGCTCGATGAGGGTACTGACGGCCTGATCCAGTCGTTCTATAACGCACTGAACCATCAGCGCCATCAGGTTGTCTCCACCGGTCAGTTCCAGATTAACGCTACCAACAACCCACGCGGTATCAAGGGTGTCACCATCGGCTTCGGCATTCCTGCCGCCAACCTCGACACACTGACCTCTACCGCCCGCTGGTGGACGAACGTCAACCACACGACCTCTAACCAGGGTTCTGCATCAGACCCCATCAAGTACATGCAGGATCGCGTGAAGTACATCCGCCGCACAGGCCACTACTACGGTCCTATCCGTCTTGAACTCTGTCAGGATCTTTGGGACGACCTGCTCACACACTCAGCAGTTCTCCAGAAGATCGGCTACAACATTGTTCCGACCGCTGCATCTGCTGCCGTTGCCCAGACCGTCGGCGAGAACACTCCTGATGAGCAGAAGAAGGAGATCATCCGCAAACTCATCAAGGTTGACGAGATTGTCACCCGTGACACCTACGCCTATGTGAGTGCCCCCGACACAACCGGCTCGAATGCTCCCGACCTCGTCACCACGCAGGTTGAGAACTTCAAGAAGGAGAACATCTCGTTCATCCCGACAGGCAAGATCGGCGGCATCCAGGGTGTCCAGCCTCTGAGCATGGGCTATGATGCCAATGACATCGCCTATGCCATGGGCAACCGTCTGCTGATTGAGCAGGAGGGTATCCCCCGCACTCACAGCATCAACGTAAACGGTGAGATGGCACAACTCTGTGTTCCCAGTGCAGTACGTCAGATGTTCATCTCAACGGTGACCGTCTAGTCTCTCAATGAAGTGGAATCCGTATGGCACAAGTCACTACGATAAGCGAATACCTGAAGGGCGTCAGTCAGTTGCTCACTGACGACGGCCTCAGGTATGTGCTTTCCAAGCGGAGGCTGAACGGCGACGAGGTACTCCCTCAGTTTGAAGGCGAGACCTGGACGGACGAACAGGGCAACGTACACGAATACACTGCCCTTACGGAGCGCGACCAGGATCTGGCCGAGGGAACCGCCTACTACTGGCTGAGTAACCTCCCTGTCGGCGGTGCTACGGAGAAGGTGTCCGACGGCGGCTGGTCCCACAGCGAGGGCGGCTGGACGGTATCCAAGGCAAACATCGACGAATGGATGCGGAAGTACCGTTCCCTGTTCCAGAAGTGGGACGAGGAACTGCTCGACAGGTCACGGATAAGGATTATCAATTTCTAGGCAGATATGGGCAGGCTCGGCAAACAGTTCCCAAGGTTTCCTCACAGATGCACCATCTATTCCATCAGTGAGCCTACTCCCTTCAGCGAGGGAGGGAAGGTCATCCACTGGGAAGGCATCTGCAGGAAGGAGAGCAACACCTCCGTCAGAACCTTCAGGAGCACAGACAGTGTCCTCAAGTCAGACTACCGCGTGCAGTTGGGCTGTAAGGTAGGAGACGAGAATGCCGCAAGCGACTACTCCCGCTTCAGCGACGAGGTAGGAGCCATTGTCGGCGGGATACGTGCCGGTATGTTCATAGATGTCGAGGATTTGAGCGGAACCTTTGAGGGTCTGACGATCAGTGATGCCTATGCAGGCAACCTCGGCACGACAGTCTACTGTGACAATCCAAAGAACTGATGCGTCATGAACAGGTATAAGAGGATAGAAGTACTGCAGGAACTCTGCGAAAAGGCAGGCACAGTGTGCGGCAACGTGTACACCAACACCCGCCCCACCGCAGTGGAGAAGATGGATGAGTTCATCGTCGTCCGTCTGCCTCAGGGCATCGACCCTTATGCCGACACGCACAACTCAGCCTTTGTCCAGATGAACTGTTTCGCCCGTGACCGTCAGGGGGGCATCACCAACGAGAACGTCCTCGAAAGACTTGTCGACGGCGTTGTCAACCTCCTGCCTTTCAATGACAGCCTGATGTCGTGCAACGACACTCCTCTGGTCATGGGCACCGTATCCGACGGTATGGGATTCCACTCGACTATCATTCAGTTCCGTATAGTCATTAAGATCTGATGGCTATGGCAAAAAGAAAAACATTAAAAACAACAACAGTTATGGCAAATATCGTTTCAACAAACAAGGAAACCTTGAAGAAGATCTTCGACAAGGTTCATCGCGTGTACTATTTCGCTGACAACAAGGATGGCAGCGGCAACGTGTTACCTCTCGGTTCCTTGACCGGCGGTGTGGAGTTCCCAGTATTGGAAGACGGTGTGTCTTTTGACACCGGCGAACCCGACAAGAACGAGGTGAAACTGACCGACGGCACGACCTGGACATCCAAGGTCAGCCAGGGTGAGAGTGACATCTCCTTCCAGGTGTCTTCAGTTCATGCCACCATCAACGACATCCTGATGGAGAAGAAGACGGCAGCCGTCATCTCCACTGGTGTGCAGATCGGTGACTTCGACTACACCGGTCAGGGCTACAGCCTTGCCCCGAAGAAGGTCTCCGGCGCACTTGTCATGGTGTCGAGCGACGGTCTGTCAGGTGTCTACCTCCCCGATGTGGAGATGTTCGCATCGTTCAACGGTGAGGGCGGCGACGACTCAACGGGCTTCTACAACGTCAGCGTCACTCCTCTTACCGACGCCAACGGTGCAGGCTTCTACATCCTCAGCGGCACTGCTCACAGCGCATAACATTCATACGCTAAATACAGTCGGGGGTGGTGGTACGGATAATGCTGCCACCCCTTTTTGGTTATAACAAGGCACAATATGGACAATATACACAAACTTCTGTTCAAGAAAGGCGATGGCAGCGTCATCGACTCCTATGCCCAATGGGGCATCGTGTGCGTGAAAGTACCGTTCAAGGTTGGTGGGAAGACCAAGAAACTTCCCAACCGTGAATGGTATGACGAGCATGGTGACGACACCTACATCCCTGACGCCCTTATGATGGAGGCCTATGATGCGGAGTTTGAGATGGCCTACAAGGGCGAGGAACTTGCATCAAACCCATTCGACCTTGACCTTGCATTCCAGAATATCAACGCCTTCAAGAAATGGCTGTCAGGGAACAATACCAATAGTGGCAGCGGTGCTGAACTCAAGATTTACTCTCCATACTCCACTATCGGCAGGCAGGGATGCTATCTTCTGGAGATATCCGACGAAGATCCGCACGTACAGACAAAGAATGTCGGCTCGAACTTGTATCATGAGAATGTCGTGACCTTTAAGGTAAAGTTCCGCGTCACAGACCCTGCCACAGAAATAACGCTTACGGTATGAGAAATGAC